CTACTTGGCCAAAGCAGGGCATCGTGTCACGGTCTATGACAGTGAACACTATGCAGGCATGCAGACCAGCCGTGCCAATGGTGGGCAGATCAGTGTCAGCAACAGCCAGGTCTGGACCACATGGCCTACCATACAGCGTGGCCTGCGATGGCTGTTGCGGCCTGATGCGCCGTTGTTGATCAGGCCTAAAGTGGATCTTGACATGATTGCTTGGTTGTGGCAGTTTGTAAAACACACCAGAGCCAATACCAGCCGGCAGCGCACACAGGATACCATCATGCTGGGGCTGGAAAGCCGTGTGCTCTATGCGGACATACGAGACAAGACCGGTATCCAGTTTGACTACGCTCCCAGCGGTATCTTGCATGTGTACACCGACGAAAAATATCTGGCAGCGGCAGAACTGGAAGGCCGCACCTATCGGCAGATGGGCTGTGACTGGCGCATGTGTACCGCAGATCAAGTGCGAACACTGGAACCGGCCTTGAAGAACAACGCTCGCATCATCGGTGGTGCCTGGACCCAGAGCGACAGCGTGGGAGACATACACAAGTTCTGCATGGGCCTGGCTCAATATCTGCAACAGCAGGGCGTGAAATTCAGTTATGGCACGCCGGCCACTCTGAAACAACTGGTGCCTGCCTATGATCATGTGATCGTGTGTGCTGGCACAGGTAGCCGACGCTTGGGCCGAGAAATCGGAGAACGCTTGCCCGTGTATCCGGTCAAGGGCTACAGCGTCACAGTGCCCCTGGATGCGGAGTCTCGCCCACATGCACCGCTGGTCAGTCTGCTGGACGACGAACGCAAGATCGTCACCAGCACCCTGGGCGATCGACTACGCATAGCCGGCACCGCAGAGTTCACAGGCTACAACACAGACATAACCATGAGTCGTGTGCGGCCCTTGCTGGAATGGTGCCACAGCATGTTCCCAGACTTGAAAACTGATCAGTTCAATCCCTGGGCTTGCCTGCGCCCCATGACGCCGGACATGATGCCCATAGTCAGGCACAGTGCCACATCACCCAAGGTGTTTTACAACACCGGGCATGGACATCTGGGCTGGACCACGGCTCCTGCCACAGCGCAACAGGTGGTGAGGTTGATTGATAGCAAACAACACTGAGGACTACAGACTGATGTTTACCATATTCAATAGCCGCGCAGACCAAATAGGTAATATTTTGGTCACGGTGTTTCACAAACTGGCTCTCTTCGGCATTGGCGCTGCCACGACGTGGGCTGCGGGCTGGACTTTCTGGGAACTATTCGCCAAGCCTCATGCCAGCATCAGCGATCTATTGCTGCTGTTTATCTATCTGGAAATTGGCGCCATGGTGGGTATCTATTTCAATACCAATCACATGCCAGTGCGTTTCCTGTTGTACATTGCAATCACAGCATTGACCAGACATTTGGTGGAGATGATGAGTCATTCACCGGTGGATGTGTGGCACATGGTGGCCACAGCCGGCTGTGTGTTTGTGGTCACCCTCAGCGTGGTCGTGATTAGATTTGGCAGTTGGCGATTTTCTTCTAAAAACAACAGTGATGACACAGCATGAACATTATCGAATGGGTGAAAAAACCCTGGCAGTTTTGGTTTGAATGGTCGATAACCACGATCCTGATAGCAGGCGCGGTCTTGACTTCTATGAATATATACCCACTAAATATATGGTTCCTGTTTGTTTCCAATCTAGGTTGGGCTATGCAGGCCATCATGTGGAGGAAATGGAGCCTGTTGACAGTGCAAACTGTGATCACTATAATATATCTACCCCCAGTGGTCCAGAGCGTATGGCCCGGATAGGATTGGCATCCTGATGCATAAAATAGTCTCCTTCGGCGACAGTTTCATATTAGGCAACGAACTAGCCCGGTGTGATGGCACATTGACCTGGCCCGGACTCATAGCAAGCGATCTTGGTCTAGAATATACGACAAGGGCCCAAGCCGGCTGCGGTAATGAAGCTATAGCCCGACAGATCTATGATTATTTTCAAAACAATCCAACTCGAGACACTCTGGCCGTGATCAATTGGACCTGGTGCATGAGGTGGGATTTTTTCTTGCCAGAAACGGACCGTTGGGTCACCCTCGGTCCCAGCTGTGTACCAAGCAAGCTAGAGGACCATATCGGTATTGATCGATCTAGGATGCTGATAGATTTCTACCAGGATTACATTGGCCGAGGCGACATTTGGAATAGATTTCGGAGTGCGCAAACGGTTTATGCTGCACAATGTTGGTTGCGTGATCAGAACATCCTATCGGTTGAAACGTACATGGATCCATCGATCATAGACTCTACACCAGGTGACAGATTAGACCATTATTGCGCAGTGAAAGATCCCTCGTGGCCAGATGTGCTCACGCTAGAGCATCTGGATCGATTGCCCAAAACTATAAAACAAGAAGTAGACGACGACTATGCAAGACTGGTCATGCCCGACTATGTGATAGCTCTCCAGAACAAGATACGCGGCCAGTTGAAATCGTTTGATGGACAGACGTTCCTTGAATGGTCGGCTGATCGAGGTTTTGCTATCACAGATCTATTGCATCCTTTAGAATCCGCGCATGAAGCCGCGGCCGATCACTGGCGAAATCTTTATCTGGACTTGTTGAAATAATCTCATCATGTCGGACAACTGCAAAGATTACACACAAGATGCCCTGCAGAAGATGATCAGCCCGGCTGATTATCGTGTGTTTGCAGGTCCCGATTGGCCCAGTTACGATGCCGTAATAATAGGCCGTTGGGGTGATCGAGACGATATCAAAGAGGAAGTGAGAGAGTTTGTGCGCATGATGCAGGAGAACTATCGTGCCCAACTCACACACGGCGATCAGCTGGCAATGGCCAACCAACAGCGACAACGACAGATTTTCTTCTCAAAAAACTACCAAGGTTCACCGTGCCAGGTGCCTTGGAACACAATGGGCGTGAACCCAAACGGAGACGTTTTCATCTGTAGCAGTCCCAGTTGGATTCCCAAATATGTAGGAAATCTACTGGAAGCAGATGATATATTTGCCATACTCAATAGCGATACCGCTCGTATAATCAGGCAAGAAATTTTAGAAGGTCGATATACTTTTTGTAACCATAGGATCTGCAATTTTTTCAGTAGGATATCTCCAGATAGGTATGAAGGCCAAGGTCCAGAGTATGTGCCACGGTCGGCGGATCATAGACCCGAAATCATGGTTGATCGAATGCCTGCCAATCTTATATTTGATTTTGATTTCACTTGTAATTTCCGGTGTCCAAGTTGTCGGATTGAAGTGATCAATACCAATAACGATCATGTGATCCGACCACAGAATGACCGCATAGCAGAAAAAATCAAGCGTTTGATCATAGACAACATCCAAGATCAACCAGTGACCATACGCTGGTGCGGTGGTGAACCGTTTATCAGCGATGTCTATCTCGATCTCATGGAATACATCACCAGTCATCCTCGTGCGACTGTCCGCCATATCATACAGACCAACGGCAGTTACCTTGCCAAAAAGTCCGAAATAGTAAAAAAATTACTGCCTCATATGGAATCAATCCGGGTAAGTTTTGATGCCGCAACAGCTGATACCTATCATCGGGTGCGTGTGAATGGAAGATGGGATCACTTGATTGAAAATGTAAAATGGTTGCGCTCTACCATAGATCAGGTGGCCCCGAGCTGTCGACTTCTAGCAGATTTCGTAGTACAATATTCTAACTATAGGGAAATCCCTAGATTTGTTGCATTATGCGATGATCTAGGCATTGATGGCATCTCATGGCAAAAGATGTGGAACTGGGGCACTTGGTCACAAAAAGAGTTTGATCATCATAATGTGTACAATCCAGATCATGAATTATACCAGGACCTTATAAAACAATTCCAAATATCCGGACAACCAATGAGTTTTGTATGATCGAGCCGCTCCGAGACGACCTAATGGTACAGCAACAACTGCCTGGGATCACCAGATCCGAACAGATCTGGCAGCACATGGTGGCCGTGATCATGCTGAACCAGACTGGCAGGAAGCCTGTGAAAACGGTTTTACCTGTGTTCTTGTCACGCTGGCCCAATGCTTTGTTTTTCCGGCGAGCACAGGAGCAGGACATAAAAGATGTGATCTGGCCTCTGGGCATGGTCAATGTTCGGTGTCGGCGACTGCAAAGGATGACCGAGGATTTCTTGACTTGGGATCAGGAAGATGCTACAATGCTATATGGAATCGGAAAATACGGATCAGATTCATACGAAATCTTTTTCAAGAACAACTATGGTGTTGAGCCCACGGACAAAGAATTGAAACGATATTTACAAGAAGACATTTGCACAACTGCCTAAATAATCTCATGGAAAAAATCACTTACACAGAAATATTTTACAGCCTACAGGGCGAAGGCAAGTGGGCCGGTGTGCCCTCGATCTTTTTCCGCACCTTTGGTTGCAACTTCCGCTGCCGCAAGTTTGGTCGACCACGCGATGAACGGATCGGCGGCCATAATCCGGAAGTGACAGAGATCATCGGCATGATCGAACAGGATCCGGAACGCTACAAAGAGTTCCGAGATTTACCCTTGGTCACAACAGGCTGTGATACCTACGCATCGATCTATCCCGAGTTCAAACGATTCAACCAGCAGGCGGATGTGTACACCATCGCGGACGAGATCCAGGCCCTGCTGCCTCACGGCACCTGGGATCAAGAATACAGCGACCAGATACACTTCATCATCACAGGCGGAGAACCTTTGCTGGCATATCAGCAACTGTATCCTACTTTGTTAGATCTCCTGCGCCGAAAAGGTCTGCGCGATGTCACTATCGAGACCAATGGCAGCCAGTTGCTCTACAGCCAGGTCAGAGATTATCTGTTCGAAGATTTCACACGGATGGGCAGAGACTATGATCGTCTCACGTTTTCTGTGAGTCCCAAGCTGCCCTGCTCGGGGGAGAGCTGGGAAAATGCGATCCAACCCAAGGTTGTGAAAGAGTATGAACTGGTGGGCTATACCTATCTCAAATTTGTGGTGGCCACACGGCAGGATGTAGAGGATGCTGAGCGCGCGGTGGCCGAATATCGTGAAGCCGGATTCGGCGGACCTGTGTATCTCATGCCTGCCGGTGGTGTACCCGCGGTGTACAATCTCAACACGCAAGAAGTGGCAAATCTGGCACTTGAAAGAGGCTGGAGATACAGCCCTCGGCTTCAAGTTTCACTATGGAAAAATGCGTGGGGTACGTGATGTGGGCCATAGAAAGCACCCTGGATCGTGCTATACGATTGCTGGCCGATCAGGATGATTTTGAGCGTCGAGCATTTTTTCCTGTGGATCTCGGAGTTCCACTTCGAATCGAATATGCCTGGAGTGTATGGCCCCGTCGTTGCTATCGCAGTGATCGCAGGGTATGGGGCCGTGCTGTGCGGGTGCAAGCGGTATGGACCGGTCCCGGAGAACCCATCATAGAAACACGCTGGTTGCACCGAGACGAGGCCGTGATCATGATGTTGAAAAGGAACGCCAATGGGACTGTTTGATAGATTCCGCAAAAAACAAACAAAGCCAACGGAATCAAGAGAAAAACCAGAAAAGGATAAAAAATCTGCCAAAGACCTAGCTACAGAACGGGGCGAACCTTACGTGGCAATCCTCGGTATGGAGGTAGATCCCGAAAATTTACATCAGGGCAGTTTTGAGCTAGATTGGAATTCCGTGTTCGTGACCAGGCTCGTGAAGGCCGGATATATGATGAAAGAAACAGACACAGATGCTGATATAGTGGATCGTTGGTTCCAGAACGTGTGCCGGCACGTGGTGATGGAAACATGGGAGCAAGAAGAAGCCATGAATCCACAGCGTTTCGTGCGCAGCCGAGATCTCGGTGATGGACGCAGGGAAATCAGCTGATGAAGATCGGAGTATTTGGCGATAGCTTTGCTGATAAGAACTGCGACAAAATTTGGTGGAAGTACCTTGAATCTATCCACAGACACGAGGTTAAGTCTTTCGGAGAAAGGGGATCTAGTCTGTCCTTTTCTATGGAAATGATGGACAATTATGCCAAGGAATTTGAGAAATTGATATGGTGTTTTACCAGTGTTAATAGGATAAGTTTTTGGTATAAAGATAAAATATATCATAACACCGGTACACATCGATTCGATCCCACTGGTGATCCTATACTGGATCAAAAAAGAGCTATTATACACGATTACATCAGTTTGGCATTCGATTGGTCATTGCAGGAAAGACTAGGCAAAGCGCTGGCTCATTTTGTGTTATCAAAATTTGACAATTTGATATTGATTCCTTGTTTCGCCACTCCTGTTTACTTCATGGAGCAACATCAATTCAACCTATATAAACTGTGTCAATTAGAAGCCGAGGTTCTGTTTCCAGGAAAAGATCCAGACAAAATAGTCAATAGCCACGTCGATCGTAGACAGGGACATATCACTGATACCAATCAAAAAAGGCTTGCCGAACTAATCAATAACGATCTAACAAGGGGTATTTTTTGCACAGACTACAACAACTTTTTATTTGACAAAACTACCTTGGAATCCGAATTCAGTAATACCAACGACGGCATACACCAATGAACGAGCAACAACGTGAAATACTTGTAATAGCCCAGGAAGAAGCGGCCGAAGTAATCCAAGAGATCTCCAAGATTTTTCGATTTGGCATAGATGAAGCACATAAAGATGGCATGACACATAGAGCACGCCTTGAAATCGAAATAGGTGATCTGCTTTGCATGATAGATCTCATGATAGATCATCGCTTGGTGGATCCCACGCAGATCGAGATATCGCGGCAGAACAAGAGACACAAACTCAAACAGTATAGCAACATCTTCACATGATATTCAATCACATCAAGGACCTCAAACAGCAAGGTAAAACAGTGGGCGTCACGTTCAGCACATTTGATCTCTTCCATGCCGGACACATAGCCATGCTGGCCGAAGCCAAGAACCACTGCGACTATCTCATAGCCGCTCTGCAGACCGACCCTACGCTGGACAGACCCGACACAAAGAACCATCCCGTGCAAACCATAGTGGAACGACAGATCCAACTGGCGGCCTGCCGTTATGTGGATGAGATCGTCGTGTACAGCACCGAGCAAGACCTCAGAGATCTATTGCTGATACTGCCAGTGGATGTTCGCGTGCTGGGCATCGAATACCAGGGCACCAATTTCAGTGGACTAGCCGAATGCGAGAAACGAGGCATTGATATAGTGTACAACGCTCGCGATCACAGTTTCAGTTCCAGCGGCCTGCGGCAGAGGGTGGCAGCAGCAGAAGAAACCCGGGCCATGCTGGCACGAGCTGCACCTGTTGGCAGCGATGACAGTCCTACCTGCAGCCCCAGATGATACTGTATGTGAACGGTGATAGCCACACGGCCGCGGCCGAGGCAGTGAATCAGCATGCCTTCGCCGACGATGATCCTGACCTTTTCTATCTAGGACGGGCTCCGCATCCGGCCAATCTAGCCGTGAGCTGGGGCCGTGTACTGGCCGATACGCTCAAGTCCACGTTCAAGTGCGACGCCGAATCAGCCAGCAGCAACGCTCGTATCCTTAGAACAGCACGAACCTGGGCACATGCACACCCGCATCGACTAGATCATGTGATGATAATCCAATGGAGCACCTGGGAACGCGAAGAATGGTTGATCGATGGAGTCTACCATCAGGTAAATGCTTCTGGCCAGGACTGCGTGCCCGAATCACAGCAATCGCGTTATCGTGAATTTGTGGCCAATGTTGACTGGCACCAACGGCAATCTCAAGCCCACGAAGATATCTGGTCATTCCATCAGGAACTGCAAGACCTGGGCATATTACATGTTTTTTTCAATGGCAATTCATGGTTCGATTTCAAACACAAATCGGATCGACGCGATTGGGGCACCTGCTATATCAATCCATACGATGCCAACAGCACCTATGATCAGTGGCTCAAAAGCCACGGATTCCACACAGTAGCACCCAATTCGTGGCATTTTGGGCAGGATGCGCATGCAGCATGGAGCCGTTTTGTGTTACAATACTGTATCGATAACAGGATGATATAGACATGCGATACGTGCTGATTGATACTGCCAACATGTTTTTCCGCGCCCGACACGTAGCTTTCCGGGCTGCCGATACCTGGGAAAAGATCGGGTATGCCCTGCATATCACTTTGAGTGCGATCAACAAGGTGGCGCGAAGGTTTGAAGCAGATCATGTGATGTTTGCGCTGGAAGGGCGCAGCTGGCGCAAGGATTTCTACGAACCATACAAACGAAATCGTGCTGTGGCCCGTGCCGCTCTTACCGAATCTGAACAGGAAGAAGATCGCCTGTTTTGGGAAACTTATGACAGTTTCACTAAATACTTGGCTGAACAGACCAACTGTTCAGTGATACGCCATGAAGCAGCAGAAGCGGATGACGTGATAGCCCGCTGGATAGCACTGCATCCCCGAGATCAACATACCATAGTTTCAAGCGATACGGATTTCGTGCAACTGATCTCCCCAAATGTGGATCAGTACAATGGCATCGCCGATGAACTGATCACTGTGAAAGGCATATTTGACGCCCGAGATCGACCAGTCCTAGATAAAAAAACCAAAGAAGCCAAAAAGATACCCGATCCAGAGTGGTTGCTGTTTGAAAAATGCATGCGTGGTGACGCGTCGGACAATGTGTTCTCGGCCTATCCAGGGGTGAGGACCAAAGGTACCAAAAACAAGGTCGGATTGGAAGAGGCCTTCCAGGACAGGACCAGCCGAGGCTATGCCTGGAACAACCTCATGCTCCAAAGATGGACCGATCACAATGGTGAAGAACATCGTGTGCTAGATGACTACAATCGCAACCGTAGCCTGATCGACCTGCGTGCCCAACCAGATGCTGTGAAGGCCTATGTAGATCAAGCCATCCGCGATCAGATCAGCCATCGAGACATCGGCCAGGTGGGTGTGAGATTCATGCGTTTTTGTGGCCGGTATGAACTCACCAAGGCGTCTGAATCCGCAGAACACTATGCTGCCTGGTTGAATCAAACTTATCAAGGAGTGTTAGATGATAGTAGCCAAAACAGTGATACCAAACCAATACTGGATCCTGCAACAGGATGATCGCAAGATCGGCAACATCGAAGCCGCGGCCGATGGTTTTACCGTGATCATCAATGGAAGCCAGCAAAAATTCAAAAACCTGCGCACCATCCGCAACAAGGTATCAATCGATTTCCAAGGTCTACCCAGATCTCAAACACCCAGCAAACACAACGCAGTGCTGGGATATCCCACTGACGCGGTGCCTTACAATGGTGTGTTTGATGTGCCGCATCAGGTGCCGTTGTGGACGAGAGAACCCAGATCCAAATCATGGTACGCGGCCGGATGGTATCTCATGCGCCAGGGCCGCGGCTGGATCACCGAGTTCTGTCCAAAAATGATCATGCTGAATCGCAATGAATTCGTGGGACCATTCCACAGTGAACAGGAGGCCCAGGCGCATGAGTCTACACATCAACAGATTCATTG